AAAATAGAGAATTTTATTTTGTTTATTGGTCGAGAATATAAAGTTGTTCAATTACAAGATTTTAAACAGGATATAATTTTATTATTATTAGAAAAGGGAGAGGACTTTATTCTACAATTAGAAAAAGAAAACAGCATAAAGAAATACATTTACAAACTTTGTTTATTTCAAATAATAAACGAGAGAGGACAATATCAACGTAAGTATTATATACCTTCACACTTTCAAGACTTAAAAGATATAGATACTTATTCGAATAGTTGTTTTAAAGATGAGGTTTTAATTGAGTTAGTAAACTCATTATCTGGCTTAGATAAAATACTAATCGAACAACTCTTAATATGTAGAGGTATAAAGTCTTGTTTGTCTGAAAAAAGTAAAATAAGCAACTCAACTATTAACTTTAAAATTGATGAGTTGTCTAAAAGAATAAAACAAAAATGGCAATTAAACGAGTTCTATGGTTGAGATAATTTTAATAATAACACTAACAACAACTTGGTCAGATTACGCTAGACCAATGTTAAATATATTAGACTTTAAACCTTTTAATTGTAGCTTTTGTCTGACGTTCTGGATATCAATAATAGTTTTTTTTATAACTTTTAATCCTATTGTGTTGTCTAGTTGTTTATTTTTGCGTATAATAGAAAGACGTTTGTTATGAATGCTAAACAAGTAATAAAAATATACAAGTTAACAAGTGCTTTTCCGTCAACTATCGGAATAGACTTTTTAAAAAAAGAATTAGAACCAATATTAAAAGAAATTAATTCAGAGATGAGAATTAGTTGGGCTTGTAACAGTTGCGTTAAAAACCAAATGGCTCAATTATACGGTTGGTTATTAAGACAAGAAGAGACAGAGAAAAAAGTAGTAAAAAAGAAAACAGTTAAAAAGAATGTCACGAAACGAACTCGAAAAAAAGGGAAAAGTTAGCTATGGCTATTTTATAGACGAAGAGGGTCTATTCTACTATTCTGAAATGAATGGCGAAGTGTATGAGATGTTTAGCATTAACGGAGTCTCATCAATGACATTAAACGACAATTACGACTTTAAAATTTTAGAATTATCATACATATATACAGATGAATTGGATAATAGAGAAGAAACTTAATGAAGAAATGATGAAAAGAAGACTAACATATAACGGAAAACAAGTCTATATTAAAAAACTAGACTCTAAGTATGCTATCGTATCTCATTATAAAGAGGGTAACGTTAAGCAGTTTAAAGTTAATATAAAGCAGTTAGCAGATATTAAATGAAGCTAACACAAAAAGAAATAGCTGAACAAAAGAAATTGCACGGAGCAGAAACTGTAAACTATTTTGTAAGGTTTATGGAAGCGAGAGAGAACTGGCGAACATTGCCAGATTATTTTATTAAACAAGTGATTGAGAACAGTGACGACATTAGAGCTAATAAAGATACTGGAAAAGGAATTACTAGAAAAGACAAACGGAAAGTTTTGCACCAGTTGGCAAATAGAAAGATTAAAACTAGCACACGAAAGAAAGACGACTCCTAAATGGGTAAGAGACTTAATAAAGAAGTATGAAAAAAAAGCTAACACCTAAACAGAGAAAATTTGCTGAAGAGTATGTTAATACAGGCAACGCGTCAGAGGCTTATAGACGCGCTTATGATGTTGGCAAAAACACTTCTATTGATACTATTAAAGTTAACTCGAGTAAGATGTTAGCAGACACTAACATATCACTAACAATCAAAGAGTTACAAATTAAACAAGCTAATAAGTACGAAATAACACGCAAAGAAGTCGCTGAGGGTTATTTTAAAATGATTAAATCGTGGGAATATCTTATGGACTTAGCGTCAAAAGAAAACCTTACTAAAGAGCAGAAATCAAAGTTCTATTTACTTAAAGAAATGGTCAAGGGTTCTGACTATCGAGGTGCTTATGATTCTATTGCAAAGATGTTTGGGTTAAACGCTCCAGACAAACAAGAGATTGAGCAGACAGTTCACAATATCAATATTAATATAAAGCGTGGAAGCGACCGAAATCTTTGAACGTAATTACGACAGTAAATCTAAAATTGTAGTTAATCGAGGAGGAACTCGAAGTAGTAAGACTTGGTCGTTAAATCAACTGTGTGCTTTGTGGTTAATTAGTGGCAATTATGGAGACGGTCAATATTGTTACGAGGGTGTATGGACAACAGTACGTAAATATCGTACGAACTTAGACGGAACGGTTGTCAGAGACTTTGAAGACATACTAAAAAAAGAGGGTTGGTATAATTTAGTAAATCATAACAAAACTAAAAAACAATATAGAGTCGGCAAACGTCTTGTTGAGTTTATAGGCGCAGACGATGAGCAGAAGTTAAGAGGTGCTAAAAGAAATATCTTATACTGTAACGAAGCAAACGAATTAGAATACAAACAAGAGTTCTTTCAGTTGTTAATGAGAACTGAGAATAAAATCTTTATTGACTTTAACCCTGACGATGAGCAAGTATGGATTAATCAAGAGATTGAAATTAAACGTTCTAATGAAGTAGGAGACGTTGAGGTTATAGTATCTAACTATAAAAACAATTCATTCTTACCTAAGTCATTAATTAAAGAAATAGAATATCTAAAACAAACAGACAAAGAGTTCTGGAAAATATACGGTCTAGGAGAGTACGGAAATATTAGTGGTTTAATATACGAGAATGTTAAATATGTTAATAGTATGCCAGACTCAAAACTTGTGGCTTATGGATTAGACTTTGGATATAGCTTAGACCCTGCGGCTTGTTTAGCTGTTTACAAACGAGATAAGGACTTATATTTAAAAGAGATACTTTACGAAAAAGGTTTAACTAATCAAGACCTTGCTGAGCGTCTTAAACCTATTGTCAATCGTGATGAGGTTATTTGCGATAGTGCTGAACCTAAGTCAATAGAGGAGTTATATAGACTAGGTATAAACGCAAAACCAGCTGTTAAAGGTAGAGACTCAATACTTAACGGAATAGATATACTTAAACGTTATAACATAAACGTTGTTAATAGTAGTAACTTAAAAAAAGAGTTTAGGACATATAAATGGGCGACAGACAAAAACGGGAACAGCCTACAAAAGCCTATTGGCTTAGACCACTTAATGGATGCTTTGCGATACGTTGCATTGATACATTTAAAACAACACAATAGAGGCTGGTATTCAATAAGGTAAAATTATGATTAAACTACATAAAGGAGATTGCTTAGAGGCAATGAAAACAATACCAAACGCTTTAATAGACGCAATAATAACAGACCCACCATACGGAACAACAGCTTGTAAATGGGATAGTGTTATAGACTTTGATTTGATGTGGGAACAATTAAACAGAATTATAAAAACTAATGGTGCTATTGTTTTATTTGGTAGTCAACCTTTTACATCTGCCTTAATTAGTAGTAATTATAATATGTTTAAGTATGAGTGGATTTGGTTTAAAAATATGGGAGGCAATCCTTTAAATGCTAAAATAGCACCAATGAAACAGCACGAAAATATATTAGTTTTTGGCAATGGCAAAATAAATTATTATCCAATAAAAGAACAAAGAACAAAAGGTTCATTAAAAAGAGTACAGTCATCTGCTATAATAGGAGGTAACATAAAAGATAATTCTGTCTATAATAAAACAAATATTATAAAAACTAAATATGATGATTTAAGGTATCCAAAAACAGTTCAAAATTTTAATGTTGAAAGAGGATTACACCCAACTCAAAAGCCAATAGCTTTAATGGAGTATCTAATAAAAACTTACACAAAAGAAAATGAAACGATTTTAGATTTTACAATGGGTTCTGGTAGTACTGGAGTAGCGGCAAAAAACCTAAACAGAAACTTTATAGGAATAGAACAAGACGAAAATTATTTTAACATAGCAGAACAAAGAATAAAAGAAACAGAATACAAATTGTTTTAATAAGCTTTTTTTTGCAAATAAATATTTTGTCATTAGTGACTAAACTAGACGATTTTACACTCTCAACAGAGGGAGCAATCCTTAAGCAATACTTAAGCAATGCTTAAGCAATGCTCGAGCATTAAGAAGAGATAAGATAAGAAGAGAAAAGAAGAGATAAAAAAAATAAAAAAAAACTTAAAAAAGTTTTGTAGTTTATAAATATATTTATATATTAGCATTGTAATTAACTAAATCAAACACAATGAAATTTATTAACAAATTCCCAAAAAAAGAAATAATAATAGAAAAAACAACA